TGCTTCTTGTTCTGAGTGCGGATCGTCAATGATTAAGAGATCTGCACCCTTACCTGTCACCGCACCGCCAACACCAATCGCAAAATAGTCGCCCCCCTTGCTCGTATTCCACCGCCCAGCCGCCTTTGAGTCCACTTGCAACACAGTCTCGGGGAAAATCGACCGATAACCGTCCTCATCCACCAAATTTCGCACTTTACGACCAAAATTGACGGCTAGCTCTGCGGTGTGAGACGTTTGGATGACCTTTTTCTCGGGAAATTTACCCAAAAACCACGCCGGGAGAAGGTATGAAGCAAACTCGGACTTAGTATGCCGTGGCGGCATGTTGATGATGAGGCGTTTGCACTCCCCACGAGCTACTTTCTCAAACGCACGGGCCATAATCTTGTGATGCCGACCGGAAATGAACCCCGGCCACATGCGCTGCACGAATGGGATGAACTCTTTTTGGCATTTTTCGCGGGATTTTACTTCTTCAAGGCGTTGGAGATCGTGGAGCAAGCTCCGTTGCTCCGACTCGGACAAAGTAGGGAGAAGCTGCAAAAGATTCGCAAGCGTTTCCTCGTCTAAATCAAAATTTAAACTCATTCTTCGCCCTCTTCGCCCTCTTCGCCCTCTTCGCCCTCTTCGCCCTCTTCGCCCTCTTCGCCCTCTTCACTAACGTCGTTCACTACTTCCTCGTACTCCGCATCCTCAATCACCTCCTCCTTAACTTCTTCTGGCTTGCTCATCTCCATCAGGCGGCTAATCCGCTCCTTAATTGAACTCTCAAGCGCAGCCGAGGTGGTATGCGTGACTTTGATTTCGCTCTTCTCGACAAAAAGACCGATGTCGGAGATTTTCCCAAGCAATTCCAATGCCCGTAGTTCCTCTTTAGAGACGCCGCAGTTGGAAATCTGGATAAGTTTGTTAGTGATGTAACGCCGCAGTTGATCGGTATCCTTAACAACTTGGACATCAAGCTCCTCTAATACCCGCTTGATGTGCGTTATCGCTAAAGACGCCCCTGTTTTTTCGCTTGAACGGGTTTTGCGCGTTTTGTTCTTTTGATCTTCAAGCGCCGCCAACTCCTTCATTACCTGTAGCTCTTGCCGTTTTTTTGGCAGGAGGTCGTCCACGGAAGCTTTTTCCGGTTTTGTCGGCGCTTTTGCGCGGGCGCTTGCGCTTGGCTTTGGGTTTAACTTTACGCTTTGGTTTGTTTGTGGATTTGTAAAGCTCGGCATTAGCAAGTATTTCCAGTTTTATCAATGATTCATAAAGATTTGTTTTGATAAACGCAATAAGCATTTGAGTATCGGGAGGGGGCAGTCCCGAGGGTATTTTGAGCACATTGTTCGATATATTTACTATTGTTTCAAACGATGATAGGAGCACTGAGGTAGTAACCCTGAGCGCATATCGATCTGCCCAAGTCTTCGGCTTACTTACAAACTTGCTCCCGACATTCTCAAACCGCACATAAGGCTTCCCAAGCTTCAAATACCGCTTGCGATCATACGCTCGATGCCACTCCTTACTCTCCGGCGTCTGCCGCCTTAATTCAATTTGTTTCTTAGCCCGCTCCTTTGCAGCAGCTTTCTGTTCTTCTGTGTGACGAGGTCTAGCCATTTTTTGGTTTCGGAGTTGAGTTGAGGTTGAGTTGAAGAGTGCCCGCTTTTTAGATTTACCACACCTCCCAGCACCGTAAAACTCAAAATCCCAAAATTCCAAAAAATACCCCCCACGGGGTGCGAAATAGAAAAAGGTACGGGGGGGTTCCCCAAAACAAAAAAATACCCCTCCGGGGGTAGGAAATAAAAAAAGGTACGGGGGGGTTTGCAGGATTGGAGTTTAGAGGGAGGGGATTGGGGAATGTAGATTTGGTTGCGCGGATTGGTATGCAGCAGGGGCGCGGAATTAAGAAATAAAAAAGCACAGATTTGGTTGAGCGGATTGGTATGTAGCAGGGTCGCGGGACTCCTAACTGGGATTTGGGGGGTGGGGGTGTCGCTACAAGCGCCTATTGCTTTTCTCTGTGACAAGCGTAGTCTTTAAATCGTCGAAGGTATTTGCTCTTTAATCGAAGCACTTTTTTGAGGGTGTCATGCATAAAGCGTATTTAGACTTTACCGGGGTTTTAGGTTTAGTGGTCGCGGCCATCATGATGACCGTGGGCATAGACGTTGCCGAACCGGGGTTCATAGTGGTAGGCGGAATGATAGTGGTGATGGTGGTTCTAGTGGCCTTCATCAAGAGCCGATTGCCGCGATAACAGCAACGCCCCGGCGAGAGCCGGGGCAAACCAAGGGAGAAAGATGATGTATCACGTAGTGTATTGGACGTTCGATTGCCGTGAGACCCGCCACGCGGGGGATTTAACCGACCTCGCGCAAGCGTATTACGACACTGAAGAACAGGCGTATGCCGCAATCGATAAGATTGCTGAAGCTTGCGGCTGGATTACCGAAGAGGGTGGCGGGTTCACCGTAGAGGCGAATTATCGCTGGCTGGCCGAACAGGCGCTCAAGCCTCGCGTGACTGTCTTCATCAACGAAGACGGCGAAGAAGATGAATACGTGTGGGATCCGGCGGACGAAGACTTCTAACACCCAGCGCACTTGAGGGAGGCTCCGGCCTCCCTTCTTTTTTAGGGAACTGGCTAGGAAGGGGGCTGTGGCGAGCCAAGCGCGGGCGCGGGCGTGATGCTTGTTGGTTGGGCTTGTTGCTTTTCTTTGTGGTTAGCGTAGAATTCAAATCGTCCTAGTGACAAACGCTCTTCATACAATTTAACTGGAGTTATGCCTAATGGATATTCAATCCTTAGAAGCTTTGATTCGCGTTTTCATCGAAAACATTGTCGCGGATGTTACTGCTCCCCTAATCACTCGCATTCAAGCGCTAGAGTTTAGGGACAATAATCTTGGCGAAGAGATTCGCTTAGAGGTTCGCGACGATATCCGGGTAGCCGTTGAGGCTTGTGTCGAGTCGGAAGTCGAGTCGGAAGTCGAACGGCAACTCGGCAACCTTGACATTCCGGACGATAGCACAATCCGCGATATGATGCGGGATGTGCTGCGGGATGTGACCTTCACGGTCGAGACCGATATCTAAACAGCAACGCTACCCGGCCACGTGGCCGGGTAGCACAAAGGGAGAGATGATAGTGATTAAGATTACTTTGATTGAGACAGTTTATCCGGCACCCGATGATGATGAGGACGATTACTGCCCGGACGGCGAGGCCAGCATCAGCACAGAGACCGTTAGTTTCCGCGAATTGGTCGAACTGATGCGCGAGTACAGCCAGCCGTGGCGAGCTTGCGTTCCCGCCGTAGGTGCAACGTATGAATGGCTGTCTCAGCCCGACATGGAGCAGGACATGTTCACGGGCGAGTACACGGAACGCACGCTGCACTACTCGCACGACAACGCGCCGCGCTGGGCTAAATACTGGCGGCTCGCGATGGTGAAAGCGGGGATTGTTCGCAGCTAACACTTGAGGGGGCTTCGGCCCCCTTTCTTTTTTAGGGAACTGGCAAGGAAGGGGGCTGTGGCGAGCCTACAGGGCCGGCGTGCGCCTGCGCGGCGTGGCGATTGTAGTTTGCGCTTATTGTTTTTGCCTATAGTTAGCGTATAGTGGCTTCACGTTATCGATATCGATAACGAAGGTTTAGTTCAACTAATACGGGAGCATCTTTTATGCTTACACTCGTTAAAGTGTCCGGCGACTCTAAGACCGGAAAGATTGCGGTAACTTACCGTGCAGGCGATTCGCTTTTCGGGACTTGTCCCGCATCTTGCGCGTTGAATCCTGCAAAGGATACTAGTGCGATCGATATCGACTACCACTACATGGATACCGTGGGTGCTGCGGTACCGGTCGATGGTCTCGCATGGACTTACACTCATTTCCACTGGACTTTGTGGAAAGAGCGGGCGGCATCTTACCGCACTACGTTCAACTATTCGGCGGATTCTTTCGCCGATGCGAAGCTTGCGGTACAGGCGGGTGTGCCCACCACGGTGGTGGTGCCGGAGCATTGGCACGGTGCCGATAGCAAGGTTCGTGTGGTGGATGGTATCCGCTACGTTCAATGCCCCGCCACCGTTGAAAAGAACAAGGGTAAAGTCACTTGTTCGGGCAAGGGTAGCGAGCGTGGGTGCGGTGGCGATAACCCGCTCTGCAATCGTCGCGGCGAAGAGCGGGATTACGTTATCACGTTCCCCGTGCACGGGGTCTTCAAGAAAAAGGCAAACGGCGAATCCTGCTATGCCGCAGGCGACAAGGTTCGGCTCGCGTGGGAACGCACCAAGGCAAAGCCGCAATCCAATGATGCCGCTGATTTAGCGGCGTGGGTTGCCAAGCTTCCCGCCGGATCCATGTTGCGGCATCACGTAGCAGGCGACGTGGGCCTCGTGGACTTTCTTAACTTCATCTTTACTTAAATCTTAACGGGGGCGGCATCGAACGGTGCCGCTCCCACAATCGGAGAAAGCAACAATGATTTATTTTACTGAATTAGTCGCATTAAGAGCGGCATACTTACAGGCGATTAGTAGCAACAACGCGAACGCTATCCGTGCGACTACTGCGGCATTGGGCGCAGCGCACAAACGCGAATGGACACGGCGCAACTCTAAATAATCGGAGAAAGCAACAATGCAAAAAGCTTATAAGAATCTTGTGGAATATGCTTTAGGCCAGGGACTTGTGATATCGGTTTATGATGGTGAAGAATGGCAGCTGAAAAAGAGCGGCGACGCTAAAGCTATCTGCGAGGCCATCGAGTCGGTCGATGAAGCTTCAATCATTATCCGCGATGCGGATCCATTCATCACCGCCTATACCGCACGCGCCCTAGTGTCCCCATTCGGACTCGGCCCGGACGAAACCGTTATCGACCACACCGATAACGAATGGATGGACGAATGGTGGGCAGATTACAAAAAGGTAATTGCGGCATAGGGCCGCACAGGTAGGACGGCAACAGGGGGCTTCGGCCCCCTAATTTTTTTAAGGAACTGGTAAGGAAGGGGGCTGTGGCGAGCCTTGCCGCTGCGCGGGCCGCGTCGTGGGCGTTTTGCCCTGTCTTGTAGCTCGTGCTTGTTGCTTTCTGCTGTGACAAGCGTATAGTGCTCCTACGCCACGCACAACGCGGTTGGCGAAATTGTTCCACGTGAAACAAGGAGACGCGAGATGGAGAAGCGAATTGGACGAGTCAAGGTCACGGTGCGGTCATGCACGGGTCGGCCTGCGGTTATCAATGCGGGCATCGTAGTCGGCGCGGCGTGGGAATACCTCCACATCACACGAGACCAACTGCGCCGCGCTGCGAACAAGGTGTGCCGTGGCAACGATTGGCTGGTGTTTGGTCAGGTCGATGGGTACACCCAGTTTTTCGAGAGGCACGACGGGTCGATGGTGGCCCACGTGTCACCAAAGGAACAGATGTTGGCACCAAAGTAACAGGAAATTTAGGGGTTATTTCTGAGCGGGGGAGGACGGCAGATGCAACCTTCCCTCGTCACAAAATCGGCAACGCCAAACCGTTCCACGTGGAACACCAGACAAACAACAGGAGAAGTGCTATGCAAATTGTTGATTTGAATACAGAAGAGATGGTGGGCGTCTGTGCTCGTTTAGTACGCGAGAGAGTTAATTTTCGGGCTGTCCCGGTTGGCGAAGGGCTTTGGGCGGTCGTTTTTACTGGTGGTTACTAAAACTTGGAAATGAGGAGAGAAGAGACATGGCGATCATTACGAAGTACCTGAGCGCGACGAACACCATTTAACACACACCGCCCCGGCTCATCACCGGGGCAATCAAGGAGAAGACCATGACCAAGACCAAGAACCAGCGGCGGCATTTCCTGATCGTGCAGGCTCACATGTCGCACGGTTACCAGATCTTCGACGCCCTGTCGGGGTCGTTCGATGATTCGGGGAACATCACGTGGGCGGGGATTCACCCCAAGACCCTGCGCCGCCCGGAAGACGGCGACTCCTACATGGAGTCCGTGCATCTCCGCATCCACGGGCAGCAGGGCAGTGGCTTGCATCGGGGGATTGACGAGGCCCACATTTACGGCACGCGCATCGAGATCCAGTGTGCCCACGATGGGTACAACAGCGAGAGGCAGGCGGAATCCCTCGCCCTCGCGTGGAAGGGTGTGAAGGCAAAGCTCAAGAAATTTGAGGCTTTAGGGGAGCCTGTCGGATATGTGGAGGTCTGCATCCGGCTCGCCGCTGCACTTGGCTACGAGCTTGCCTATCGGCAGAACGGAGAGAACCGCGTCGTCAGCCCGGACGGTTTCCGGCACTGGGTACAGACGATGGCCGAGCGGGCGATTAATGTGAAGGAGGAGGACGCAGCATGATGGGTGGCCCGGATTAAGGGTTAAAAGAGAGGTTTGGGCAATCAGGGGGTGCCTGCACCCCCTATTGTTCCATAATGTTCCATGCATTGTTCCAGTTTTTTTCTCGTAACCCATTGTTTTGCAAGCATTGTTCCAATGTTCCTAATGTTCCACGGAAAAAACTATGAGCGCCAAAAAACACAAAAAAACACGCAAGCAAATGTTCCCGGAACATTTCCTATATATATATCTAATAAATACTATTTTACTTTACGGGGGGTGCTCACTTTCTGGAACATCCGCTCATTTTTATTTTTTTTGGCTCTCATACTTTTTTCCGTGGAACATTGGAACAAATGGAACATTCCTTTAGATTCATGCACTTACGATGGAACAATGCATGGAACATTATGGAACAATAGGGGCATTTCGGGGGTTTTCGGGGGTTATTGCACCATGAGACTGGAAGAAGTAGTATTCGTTTTCTTGATGTGTTTCTTATTAGGCTATCTGTTAGGGGGGTAGAGATGAACTACAGAGTAAGGGGGCGGATTTACTGGGGCGGGGACTGCATCTTACCCGTTGACCTCGGCGTGTACCTGATTAAGGACGCGACCCGGATGATGGGTTACATCGGTAAAAACGACTGCGACCGATGGCTGGAGCCGACTGAGGAGCCGGTATATCGCATCTGGTGCCGCGACTATCGCTGGGGCGGTGCTTACGTTTACCCGATCACCTACGGCCCGACCGGCATTGGCCGAGCGATAGAAGAGGTGGCGCTGTTGCGTCAGACGCCGCGTGACGGCGAGGTGGGGTCGGACTATTGGTTGGTGCGAGAGGAGGACGAGGGATGAGCACAGACGTTGAGGTGACGGTGGCGGGCATTCCCGCCATTGCGCGGGTGCGGAGTTACCACCGGGACGGCGACGGCTGGGGCGAGCCGCGCACCGTGGAGATTGACTACATCCTGTTCGACCGCAAGGGCTACAGGGCGGAGTGGTTGGACAGGAAGGTGACCGAGTCGGTGGATGAGCAGATTTGCGAACAGATCATAGGAGAGTTGGGATGATGAGCAGAGCAGATGAATCGGGATTAGAGGCTTACGAAGAGGGCTACGAAATCGGCTTCCGACAAGGCCGGTTGGAGGTATGCCGAGAGTTGGTGCTGGACGTTGCGCGGACGATGGCAAGCAAGGCGTCTGCGGTTACGGCTGAACCGCTGTCGGACGAGGAGGCCGGTCACCTGTCCAAGCTGATGATCGCAGCCGCCCAACGGCTGCTCTGGGAGGAGGCCAAACGTGACTAGCTTCACGCCAGAAGGGAAAACCAAACGCAAGCTTACCCTCTTCCTTCGACGGCTCCAGCCAGTTCCCTACCTCTTCTTCCCAGCCACGGGAGGATACGGGCGCTCAGGCATCCCCGACGTTGTCGGCTGCTGGGCGGGGAGGTTCTTCGCAGTGGAGTGCAAGGCGGAAGGCAAACTGGGTAACACTACGGCACTACAACAGAGAGAAATAACAACAATAAAAGAGGCGGGTGGTGTTGCCTTCGTATACGATGGTACGATGACCGAAGAAGAATTATTAAACAAACTGGAGGGAAAGAAATGAAACCGGAACGCAAGTTGACGGACATCACGCAGTTCCTTATCCGCAAAGAAACTCCCCCTGTGTGGGGGGTTGAGGACTTGGATGCGAAGCGTGCGGAGGCTATGAAGTTGCTGGGGACTCGGTGGCTGTTGCATCCGAAGCATGCCCCCATCAAAGCCGACTACAGCGGCTGGCCTGTTAAGGGGGGCAAGGGATGAAAGAGAAGGACGAGCATGGGTTGAGTGAGTCTGAGTTGTTTCTGGCGAGTGCATGGGACGACGGGGAAGGGGAGGAGACCCCTGTGCCGCCTGTGCCGCCTGCGTATCCCTGTGCGGCCCCACCCCAGCCTGACTTTGTGTATTTCGCGATGAAGGTGCGTGGAGGTCGGATCGAGGTGGAGGGTGAGCCGAGTCCGTTTTTAAGCAGGCTTATCCGTGACATTGGTGAGTTGGTAGCGAAGGCAATAGAGGAAAACTGAGATGGATACAGAAGAAAAGGCAACTGCACGAGAGCGTAAAGAGGCGTTGATGAAGGCTGTAAAGGAAGACCTGTATAAGCTTGCGAAGCCGTTAGTTGAGAACTTAGTCAACGACACGTTGCGGAAGGAGCATTTAGTGCAGGTGGTGTTGGGGAAGAAGATGATCGAGTGGCAGGGGAAGTGGGAGACGACCTACCCTGACTACCTCAAGCGCATTGAGACAGCGGCCAAGCGGATTGACCAGTCGGTGAAGGCGACCGAAGACCTCCGAGTGACCGAGGTTGGACTCAAGGTGCAGTATCTGGCGCATCGCCTACAGTTGGCCGTGCTACGGGAGACAGTAGCGACCGAGTTGCTATGGTGGGCGCGGAAACAAAACCCCGACAACCCCGATGCGACCCTGTCGCTGATGTCCAACCTGTACGAGATGGCTATGTGGGAGGACACATGGTGGGCGCAGCGGAAAAACTTCCTGATTGCAGACTGGGTCAAGCTACTTACGGTTAATTTCAATCAAGAGCTTATGGACTACATCGCGGGCAAGTCGGTTGTGGATAAGTCTGTGTACAGTGGGGCGGATAATAGCGACGGCGATGAGGTTGACGAGGATGTAACCGCTATCGTTAAGGAAGTTGTAGCGGCAAAGCCGCTTAGAGTAAAATCCAAACCCTCACAGACAGCATCTGTGCAGACAAAACCACAACCGACTAAGAAGAAGGGAAATACGAAATGAATGACGTAATTGTTGAAAAGAAGCGCCGGAACCGAGTACCTAAGATTTATGTGGTGCAGATGAACGGAGAGAAACACCTTATCCGTGCCCGCAGTGCCTATGGCGCGTTGAAATTTGCCGTGTCGGAAACCACCACGGTGTCGATGCTGGGATTGAAGGAGGTTGCTGCGCTGGCGGATTTTCTGAGCGCGGGCGGTCAGATTTTGGACGCCACCAGCGTCGCTGACGACGAGTAACACGATGGGGTGGTGGGAGGTCTCACCACCCCAAAGGAGCCGATATGAAACGCAAAGAAGAGAAGGAAGTGATGGAGAAAGAAGAGGCTGTTGCGGAGATCGCAAAGCGGTACTCCACTACCCAAATTCAAACCCAAACCCAAACCCAAATTCAAACCCAAACCCCAGACCAAGTTAACCACCCTCCCCACTACACCGCTGGTGGCGTTGAGTGTATCGACGCTATTGCAGCAGCCACGACAGGGCTGGAGGGGATGGAGGCTGTCTGCACGGCCAACGTGCTGAAGTACATCTGGCGTTGGAAGATGAAAGGTGGGAAGACCGACCTAGAGAAAGCCAAGTGGTATCTCGACCGGCTGTTGGCCGAGGTCAGCAAACAACCGAAACCATAAGACGGAATAAAAGACATGACACAAGAAGCCAAAGAAATAAATAGCCCCGAGTACAACAAAGAGGAGATGCTGGAGATGATCCAGCAGGCCGACTCCGCTGTCCTCCTTACCGTGCATGACAACGGAGATATAAGCACCGTCAACGGGGCTATATGGAAAAACAACAAGGACACCCCGTCCCCGACCTACCAAGAAACCATGATGGCGGCACTCGGAGCCTTGGCCTCCATGTGCCTCGAAACCGTGGGGCCGCACGAAACCGTCACCCTGCTGACCGAGACGCTGGAAGAGTTCGCAAAAGAAGAGGGGACGAAGAAAGGACGCATCGCCCACTAATCGGGCTTTAAATCCAATCATATGTTGACACAGTAAACAAGAAAGGGTATAGGGATGTCAGCACAGTACCGGCTGTATTTTGTGAGCACCGAGGCGTACATGTCCGCGATGGAGTTAGCCGCGAGGCTGGAGGGGAAGGGGTTGATGCGCCGAGCGTGGCGGGTGCGGTTAAACCTAGACGGCCCGCAGCGGGTGGAGGAGGAGTCGGCATGTGAGGAGATAGTGCCGGTGATGTCTGTTCCGACTGCGGATGTGGTTGCCCAGATAATCAAGCAGACCAAACTTAGCTATCCAAAAATCGCAGCCCAACTAGGCGTCCGACGACAATCGGTGTCCGACTGGGGCCGAGGGCGGTCTATAAGCCAGAGAAACTACGAGAAATTAGTGGCGCTAGTTCAGAAGCTGAAGGAGGAGAAATGAACCTAGACGAAATGTGGAATCGGCTGGCGCAGCATCAGCCCTACGCGGACGCCAGAGGCTACGGCCCCGAGTGGGCGCGGATGTGCGCCGAGCGGACGCAAGAATCGATGGCGGAGGCGGCGGATGCGGCGTGGGCGGCGTGGGAGGCGGCGGCGGCGGAGGCGGCGTGGGCGGCGGCGGAGGCGGCGGCGGAGGCGGCGGATGCGGCGGCGTGGGCGGCGTGGGCG